TATCTACAGGCCGCTTGAGGTAACGAAAAATGGCTGACACAACCACCACCAACCTTGGCCTGACGAAGCCGGAAGTCGGCGCATCGGCGGACACCTGGGGCGGCAAGATCAACACCAACCTGGACCTGGTGGACGGACTGTTCGCCGCCGGCGGCGGCGGCACCTCGGTGGGCCTCAACGTCGGCACCGGCAAGACGCTGGCGGTGGGCGGGACGCTCACGATGTCGGCGCTCACGGCGTCGACGGCGCTCGCGCTCGATGCCAGCAAAAATGTGGTCTCGGTCACGAACACGGGCACGGGCAATAATGTCCTCGCTACTTCTCCGACGCTCGTCACGCCGACGCTTGGCGCGGCCTCTGCAACCTCCGTCGCCGCTGCCCTTGGGGCGGTCGGCACGCCGTCGTACACCTTTACGGGCGATCTGAACACGGGCTTTTGGAGTCCCGCCGCAGACACGATTGCAGCGTCCACGGGTGGCTCTGAGCGTCTCCGCCTCGACTCCTCCGGCAACCTCGGTCTGGGCGTAACGCCGAGTGCGTGGGGAGCATCGTTTAAAGCATTGCAAATATCGCCGCGTGGGGCGTTTTTTAGTAGCACAAATAATGACACAGTAGTTGCTAACAACTACTACAACAACAACACAAATAACATTTACCTACAAAATGGTTTTGCTACTGCTGCGGTGCAAAACAACGGGCAACACCAATGGTACACCGCCCCCTCCGGCACCGCAGGCAACACCATCTCGTTCACGCAGGCGATGACGCTGGATGCGAGTGGCAACCTCGGCATCGGGACGACTTCGCCTACGGTTCCGCTTGAGGTTCAGTCAAATTCTGGCGCCACCGGAATTATTATTCGCGGTCGCGCTACGGCTAACAGTGGTACTTTACGCTTTTATGCAAACGACGGCACGACGCAGCAAGCCAAGTTTGAGGCTAACGACAGCGTTGTTGAAATTGGTTCTCTTACGAATGTACCGCTATTGCTTTACGCCAACAACGCCGAACGCGCCCGCATCACGAGCGGGGGGGATTTGCTGGTTGGGACTACGAGTCAAGCATCAAACGAGCGCGTTTCAATAGTTGCAGGGGCTACTGAGGGTTACAGGGTTAAAACAACGGGCGGGGCCAGTGCTGCTGCTGGTGTTATTCACAATGCCACAACAACTGGCGACAATGTGTTTCTTGATTTCGGTACTGAGGCTTCTTATACATCTCGTGGCTCCATTACCTACAACCGCGCAGGCGGTCTGGTTGCTTACAACACAACCTCCGATTATCGCGCCAAAGACATCCTCGGCCTAGTCCAAAACTCCGGCGCAACCATCGACGCGCTGAAGGTCTACGAAGGTCAGATGAAGGGCGCAACGCAAAGCCGCCCGATGCTGGTAGCGCATGAGGCGCAGGAACACGCTCCCTACGCCGTGACAGGCGAGAAGGATGCCGTGAACGAGGACGGCACACCAAAGTATCAGCAGATGGATGTGTCGGCTTTGGTTCCGTTGTTGTTGGCAGAAATTCAATCGCTTCGTGCGCGTGTCGCACAACTGGAGACTAAATAAATGACCACTATCACTTGGAACATCTCTGTCCTCGAATGCCTCCCGCAGTCTGCTGAAGGCGCTGACTATGTAGTCACGGCTCATTGGCAGTGCAACGGCGTAGACGGCGACTACTCGGGGCAGGTCTACTCGACCACCTCGTTTGCCGTCGTCGAGGGTGCCTTCACCCCCTACGCTGACCTCACGCTCGACCAAGTGCTTGGCTGGGTCTGGGCCAACGGCGTGGACAAGACGGCTACAGAGGCTGCGGTGGAGCAGCAGATTGCTAACCAAATCAACCCGCCGGTCGTCTCGCCGCCGCTGCCGTGGAGCGTCTGATGGAAGCCAAACTTGAAGTGACTTTGGAAGAAGCCGTCGCCATCGTGAACCTGCTGGGTTCGCTCCCGACGAGCCAAGGCGGGTATCCGCTCTGGCAGAAACTGAAGGCGCAGGTGGAGGCGCAGGTGCCGAAGGACGGGGAGCCGTGACAGTCCCGGTAGAGCGCGTGGGCGACGTCGCCGCCGCCGGCAGCGTGACCGCCGCCAGCGTGTCGTGGATGACCCAGGCCAACGAGATCATCTCGCTGGTCGCCGGGCTCATCGCGATCGCGGCCGGCTGCTTCGCGATCGCCGTACACTTCAAGAATTTGAGTAAGCCCTGATGGAGCCACGCTGGCTCATCGCCGCGCGCGCCTTCCTCGGCCTGCGGGAGATCCCCGGCAAGGCCACCGCGCCCGTCATCGGAAGATGGCTGCGCGAGCTCAAGGCGTGGTGGTCGGATGATGAGACCCCGTGGTGCGGCACCTTTGTCGCGGCCGTGCTCGAGGGCGAGGGCATCAAGCGCCCAAAGCATTGGTACCGCGCCAAGGCGTGGCTCGACTGGGGCGACCATCTCCGTGATCCAGCCGTGGGCGCTGTCGTTATCCTTGATCGCAAGGGCGGCGGCCACGTCGGGTTCGTGGTCGGAAACGACGAAGCCGGGCGCCTGATGGTGCTCGGCGGGAACCAGGGCAACGCCGTGACGGTGGCTCCCTTTGATCGCGCCCGGGTGCTCGGCTACCGCTGGCCCCCGGGCTTCACCGTGCTGGGCTGCCCCATGCCGCTCATCGCATCCAACGGGGCGAAGGCCTCGGCCAACGAAGCATAGGAGATGAACATGAACGCAGAACAAATCGCCGGGATCGTCCGCGCCGTCGTGGCCGCCATCGGCGGCTACCTTGTCGGCAAGGGCCTCGCCGACGCCGAGACCGTCGCCGCCGTGGGCGGCGCGCTCGCCACCCTCGCCGTGGCGGCGTGGTCGGTGCTGTCGAAGAAGAAGCCCGAGGCGGCGTGAGGATCTGGCTGGGGGCGGCTCTGGCGCTTGCGCTGGCCGCCCTCGGCTGGGCCGGGCACCGGTCGGCCTACCAGGGCGGCCACGAGGCCGGCTCGGCGGCCGTGAGGGCAGAGTGGTACCTTGAGCGGGCGAAGGCCGCAGAGGCCGCCAGAGAGGCCGAGGCGCTGATTTACGCCCGGCACCAGGAGGTAGAGCGTGGACTGTCGGAGAGGTTGGACGCCGCTGATCGCCGTGGCCGCGAGCTTGCTCGCCGGCTGCGCGACGCCCGCGCCGCCCCCGGCGTGCCCGCCGCCTGTCCCGGTGCCGCCGCGGCTGATGTCGCCCCCGGAGAGCCCGGCGACGCGCGAGCGATTGACGAGGCTTTTATCGCTCACCTCGGGGCGTGCGAGCGAGACGCCGAGCGGCTCGCCGAGCTCCAGAGACTGACAGAGGATTGACGTGGCACTTATTCCGCTGAACATCCAGCCGGGCGTGTACCGCAACGGCACCGAGTACCAGAGCCGCGGGCGCTGGCGCGATGCTAGCCTTATCCGCTGGTACGAGAACACCATGCGCCCCGTGGGCGGCTGGCGTAAGCGCGCCTCGGGGCAGGTCACGGGCAAGTGCCGCGGCCTCTTGGCGTGGCGCACGAACGCCAACGCGCGCTGGATCGGCATCGGCACGCACACCAAGCTCTTCGTTATGAACGAAGCCGGGACCATCACCGACATCACCCCGACCAGCTTCACGACCGGCAACGCCGACGCGGTGCTGAACCTGGGTTATGGCGGCGGCCCCTACGGGTTGTTCTCCTATGGCACCCCGCGCCCGGACACGGGCACGGTGACGCCGGCCACGACCTGGACGCTCGACAACTGGGGCGAGTACCTGCTGGCGTGCAGCAACGCCGACGGCAAAATTTACGAGTGGGACCTGCTCGTGGCGAACGACGGCGTGGCGCTTGCTAACGCGCCGGTCAGCAACAAGGCCGTGCTCGTGACGGCCGAGCGGTTTGTGTTCGCGCTCGGCGCCGGCGGCAACGCGCGAAAAGTAGCCTGGTCCGACCAAGAGGACAACACGACCTGGACGCCCTCGATCACGAACCAGGCGGGCGATATCGAGCTCGAGACGGTCGGCTCCATCGTGACCGGCAAGCGCCTGCGCGGCGTGAACCTGATATTCACGGATGTCGACGTTCACACGGCCCAGTACCAGGGTCCGCCGTATGTGTATGGCTTTGAGCGGATCGCGACCGGCTGCGGCGTAATCAGCGCGCAGGCGGTGGCGGCGGTGGAGTCGGTCGCCTACTGGTGGTCGCCCTCTGGCTTCTTCATGTACGACGGATTCGTGCGCCCGCTCAAGTGCGAGGTGCTCGACTATGTGGTGAACAACCTCTCGCAGACCCAGCGCTCAAAGGTGTACGCCGTCGCAAACAACCAGTACGGCGAGGTCTGGTGGTTTTACCCGAGCGCCTCAAACAGCGAGTGCGACTCCTATGTGTCGTACAATTACCGCGAGGGGCATTGGTCCATCGGCACCCTGGCGCGCACCGCCGGCACCGACCGCGGCGTCTTCAGCTACCCGCTGATGGTCTCGCCGGATGGCTATGTCTACGAGCACGAGGTCGGCGTCACCTACGACGGCACGGCGCCGTTCGCGCGCTCTGGCGCCATTGAGCTGGGCGGCGGCGAGCGGCTGATGGTGGCGCGGCAGGTTATCGCCGACGAGAACGCGATGGGCGCGGTGTCGCTGCAGTTCATCACAAAGTTCGCGCCGAACGGCGCGGAGACGACCAAGAGCTACACCATCGACTCCATCTACACCCCGGTGCGATTCACCGGGCGGCAGGTCGAGATGCAGATCACGGGCGCGTCTCCGGCCACGGACTGGCGCGTCGGGACGATGCGGCT